ACGCAAACCTGATGAGGCAATAACAAACAGTGCATCAGCTGCCTCTTGAGCACCCTTGCCGGTTTCACTGCCCAAGCGCCTAGCAGCCGCAGCCATCTGCTCCAGTTCTGCACCAGCGACACCTACAAGGCCCTCAACCTTCGCAATGGAGCTTTCAAACTGTGCCGCCTCACGCACAGAAGCAACACCCACAGCAGCAATCGCTGTAGCTGCCACACGCCCCACATCCACCGCAAAGTTCTGAAAACTAGCAAGGGCACGCTGAGCACCCTTCAAACCCTTATCATCAAACTTAGTAACAAGAGGAATAAAAATAGCCATTAGACACCGCCCCTAATCCGTGAAAGCTCAGCAGTAGCATCCCGCATAAACTGATTGATCGCCTGCTTACCCAACCCCTCAATCCTGCGATGCTTCTTCAACGCAGAATCAAACACAAAATAACCACCAGTTCCCTTGATAGGTTTGAAAGCCCTAACACCCCTATTGAACGCCTTACCCTGCCCATTCACCCTGTGTTGCAAACCAGGATAACCACCACGCTCATACACCTTAGAGAAACGTGAACCAGGGCGCTTCGAGGATCCGGCAAGCTCCGCATAATCAAAACCAATACCACCAGAACCCCGAGTGCCCCCAGTGAACTTCATGCCCAACAAACGATTACCACCACCACGCGCACGCCCAGGAGTAAACGACACAGAAGATTTAGGCACACCAGTCCACCGAGTAACACCATTATGATTCATCCCCGACAACGGTGCCTGCTGAGGAACCTCCCCAGCAATCTCTTTAGCAATCGGCAAAATGTTCGCCCGCATATGCTTACGCAACTCATTGAGTGCCTTACGGTCTAAACCACGAAGTTCCTTCGTTACCGAGGCAACACCCTCAACGCGCATTTGTGTAGAAAGCAAGACAGCTCCAATCCTGCCTCTATTCTATCGCCTGCCCTTGCGTGGCTTTCGAGAAGCATTAGCCTTAGCAACAAGAGCACGCTGCAAAGTGAACAACATGCGAGGTTCTAAAGAAAGCAACTCAGTAGGACTAATACCAGTTTCAACAGCGATCTGAGCGATAAGCCAATGAGCCGAGGTTTCCCCCAGCCCCTTCATTATTTTGGGCTAGCCGCCTCAACGCCTTCCACAGACTCAACCCACTTATCAAACGTGTGCTTAGTTTCACCAGTGCGCTTCAACACATGCCAACCCAACCACAACAGGTGTGTGATTTTCATGTCAGCGTTCAACCGCGAAACACTAATGTCAAACTGTGCCTCAAACGCAACAAGGTCAGCAGCAATGCCACTGACCTCGGAGCTTGTACCGTCAAGAAAAGTAACTAGGAGATTGAAGTTCATAACCCAGATACTACCCTAAATTAGGAAGTAGCGCGGGTTACATCCCCAGACACGGGCCACGTCACATCTTGTGTAGCCAAATCTCCAACGTTCGAGCTGAACGGGGTGATCTGTGTGCACAAAGCGTTGAAGGAATAGCTGGGGTTTCCAGTTCCAACAGCAGCCGAGGTGGGCTTGATAACAATAGCCAACTCAGTTCCCAAAGCCGTGTGCAAGGTTTCATCTACAGCCGAGGCTGCGAAGTCCTGGTGGAACGAAAGCGTAACGCTTGCATCCTGCAAACCGGCAATGTAGGTGCGAGCTGAATCACCAAAAGCGGTGGTTTCCAGTTGCTCCTTGCTGATGTCCAATGTGACCGCAGCGAGGCTGTCACTGAAATCAGTGCCCCCAATGGTAATCTCGAAATCTGTAGCTGCGAAAACTGCCACAATGTTCTCCTTATTCTGCGTAAACGACTGCTGAAAACTCAGCTGCCAAGTATTGTTGCTCCCCTAATGTTATCGCACCAATGTTAGTCATCTCCTGAAGCCTGACATCGAAAGCGTTACCACCAAGAGTCTTATCTGACTGAATAGCCTGCTTGATCCCACCAGCCCCAGTGGAGGCGTAAGCGTTCAATCTGGCCTGTGCTGTGCGCTCCGATACGCGCCCCACAATGACCGTGATAGTGAAACTGTAAAGCGCTAACCCCTGCTTGAACGCCTGATCATAACTAACATTATTCAACTGCACCACAGCAATAGGAGGGGAAGGGTTATCAGGGAGGTCAGCAGCGGTTCTAAGCCCCGAAATGGTCGCAAGGTTAGTTGCTAACCCGTCACGAATATCACTGATGCTCACGCCATCCTCACCCTTCTGAAGGGCATCAGGAGCTTCTCAACATCAGGATCCACACGCCCCACACGCATCACACCCAAATCACCAAAGCCCATCACACCAGTAGGGGAATCGTAACGCTTGAATTGGCGCATCGAAAGAATAATGCACGCTTGTTTGATAGCGGTAGGGATAGAAGCAAAACCAAACACACCCACAATCTGCACCGAAGCCTGCTGAGCCTCCACATTGCGTGGCTGATAGATAGGGAACAAATAGTCACCCACAGCGCTCACAGTGTTGAACGGGGTTTCAATACCGCCCGCGATCCCATTCAAAGGGGAAAGCTGAAAGTCTGAGGTTGTCCAAGTCTGATCGAACGTGCCATCACCAGCAGTATCCACCTTCAAAGTAGTCACAGTTTGAATGTCATCAGTGTAAGTAGTGAACGAATCAGTAGGCAGGTAAACCCGTGTGGCGCTTGTCGAGTAAAAGAACCGTTCGCACCAACCATCAATCTCGCGTGATGCTGCCTCAATGCTTATCTCAAGCAGGGCATCATCTACTGTGTCTTGAATCCTCAGCGCATTTTTCACATCGGAAAGTGTGCAATATCCGTTTTCAATAGCCATGTAAATCCTCCAGGTTCTATTCTACCCGTCACCTTGTGTCCACTAACGAGGAAACCCCCCACCGCCCGTGATAGGCGATGAGGGGTTTCTGTGAAACAGACTAGGCCTGAATCAGGTACTTGATGTGGTTTGCACCGTTGGCAACACCAGCAGCAACACGGTAGGTGAAGCGGTAGCCGGTGATGTCGTTTGCGAAATAAGCATCGCTCGACACAGAGGTTTCCAAACCAGTGGTTGCAATCTTCACCGAAGGCCAGTGACCAAACAGTACAGACTTGTTTCCAGTGGTAGGAGCATCCACAGCAGGGTTCTCGTAGATAGGCATGCCGAGAAGAAGGTCAGGGCCTCCAACTACGGGGTCAAGAATGTAAGCACCGTTACCATCCTTGAGCTTGCGGATCTTTGCGAGAGTTGCAGTGTTAGCCATGAAGCCAGCACCAGGCAACATGCGTGCCATACCATCAACCGAGAAAGCCAGTTCAATCAGCTCATCGGTGGTGATTTCCGTTGCAGAAGCAGCGGTGACACCAAGACCAGCAACAGCCTCAACAGCAGTGTTCACAATGGTGTTCACGCGAGTACCGATAGCAACACCAGCGTTCTCAGCAATAGAGCTTTCGATGTCGAAACCAGCGTCACTGATCAGCTCGTTAGCGAGCTTGACAATGAAGCCCTGCTTGGCAGGCTGAAGAAGCAGAGAACTGTAAGTGTTCTCGGACTCATCCATCGCTGCACCAGCTGCGGTTTCAGTTGCAGTGCTGTAAGCGGTCATCACGGGGATACGCAGGTCGTTGCCGGAGTCGCGCTGGAAAACCTCAGAAGTTTCGAGGTAAGGGCCAACGAGCTTAGCAAGAGCGTAAACACGGTCAAGGAAGCTAACAGGAACAGTGTTAGCAGAAGGAACTAGCGTTGCACGCTGCTCCATCGTGAAGTTGTGTCCACGAACCTCGCCACGAGCCATTGAACGGAACACGTCAGCAGCGCTGCGTGCTTCCTCAACAACCTCAAGACCGCGAGAAGCCTCAGCAGCTTCACGAGTACGGTCAGCGTTGCGCTTAGCAACTTCCAAAGCCTCATCCGCACGGCGAATGTCAGCTTCAATACGGTCAATCTTTTCCAACTCAGCGGAGTCAAGTCCACGCGCTTCTGATTCTGCACCGTCAATAACTTCACGGATCTGCATGGTCAGGTTGGCGCGGGCTTCTTCCTGAGTCTTGATGAACTCAGACATAGTAGTCCTTCCAAATAGTTTGATTAGTTGTTTTCGCTATGGCGGTAACGCTCAACAGCTACCAGCAGCGATAACGCACAAATCCGGTACCCCTAGTTTACTAGGTAAGGGTACCCTTACTTCTAGGCAAAGGAAAACCCTCCCCGAAGGGAGGGCCTCCTAGTCGGTTCCTAGTTCTCAGTTACCTCATAGCCTTCAATGGCCTTGCTCGAAACCAGCATGTCCCAGAATGATGTGATGGTTGCCAACTTTGGGCCATCGAGGTTGTAGATCCTGGTCACTTTCTTGTTCTGTGTTTCTGTTACCTGGTAGCTCATTTGATTCCCTTTCTTGTAGCTAGTGGGTATCACTATACACCTGATGGCTGGTAATGCAACAACCAACACAAAAGAGAAAACCCCCGCAGGAAAAGAAAGGGGAAGAACCTGCGGGGGAAAACTCACTAACGCTGCTCAGCAGCCTCCACAACGCGAGTTTCTTTCTCAGCCTGCCGAACGGTGCCCTTAGTAGGCTTCACCCTTGCGGGTGTCACGGCAGAAGGATTATCCAACACGAACACAGCCTCAGCCATCTCATCAGCTAAAGCAGCGATACTGCCAGAAACAGGATTACCGGCAACCGCCAAGATTGCCTTCTTGATGTCATCTTTAGTAGCCATTAGAGTCTCATCAAAACTTCGAGCTTCTTCTTCTTCAAAGCAAGCATCTCCAAATCGCCCTTAGGTTCCTCAACCTTTTGAGCAGGAGCCAACTTGTCTAACACTGTTGTAATCAGTTGGCGATCATCAGTGCTAATGTCCTCACCGTTCTCAATCTTCAACAACGCATCAGCAAGCGCATCAGCCTCCACCTCAGCACGCTCAGCAACCTTGTCCCAACCACGCACCAAAGCAGTGCCATTAGTTGTGGGGTATGCGGGGAACGCCACACCAGTAGAAACCTCCATGAGGCGCACCGCGTTCAACGTGCGCTCCGTGCCATCCTCGTTCCATGAGTCCCCACCCTGGGGAACAGTGAAACCGAAAGAAAACCCTGTGACATCGCCACGATTGATAAGCACTTTGGCATCACGCCCAGCCTGAGTATCAGGGAGAATAGCTGACACACGCAAACCCTGGTTATCCTCAGTGAGCTTCAAAGTACCCGCCCTAGTGGATCCCAGCACGGTAGAACTATCGTGATTCCACAACAGTTTCACATCGTTACGGGATTGCAGAGAACGCTTGAACGCACCAGGCGCAATATATTCCCTGAATGGTAAAGGCTCAGAAGCCTCATTGAATCGGGCTGCATACCCAGTCAAGTGCATCCCATCTTGTTCCTCACGCACCTCAAAATCAGTAACGGTAACGCGGGTTTCCATCTTGCTCAATGCTTGCCCCTTAGCTCGGCCTTCATTTTCTGCTTCTATTCTAGCAATGACACCCTCGGCGTAGTCTGATGCGCGTTGCGCACTACGCTTAGTTGTCCCCCCACCCCACAAAGCAATTGCCACAACACCAGGGCTGGGGAAGCTTTCGTGATCGGGGGAAGCGGCAGGAGCATCAAAGTCCACCATGTGTCGAGCGAGGAAAGCACGCAACCGCACCCATTTCTCCGCTGTTACTGTGCCCTGCGCTAACGCCCTAGCTTCACGCACTGTCCTATCCAGTAGACCATCGCCAGAAAGTCCCTCAGCGTGCCACTCAAGCCCTCTGCGAGCACTCGCACGCATGTAAGCCGGTGGGGTCAAGTCCACTTGGCGGGTTTCCCGATCCTCATTCACATCAGGAACCTCATCCACATCAATAGCGGTAATCCCTAACCCTCGATAGCGTTCACGGTTGTCAGCATCGTTATCAATAGCAACCATGACGTTCCAGGTTTCCAAAAGTTGTTTAGCGGCTTCCTCTTTGAAGTCAGGGCTAGACATGTCAGCATCAGGTTTCATAATCAGTTGGTCATAATCCAAATCCGCATTATCTAACTGTGCAACAGTGTCAGCCCTATCAGCTTCTAAACGTGCCGTGATAATCACAATCTCAGTGTCATCAAAACTGTCCAAATAGCGCACCAGGCGCTCATTCACACCATCATTGAAAAGCAACGTGCCATCAATATCCACAATGACGGCAGGAGGCCCAGAGTCAAGGCGTTGCTCAGACCGTTCCCCCTCGAACGTGCTGTCCTCAGCTAAAGCAACCGCCACACCCTGATCAATAGCATCCTGTTTCGTGGCATGGCAAGCAAGCAACTCCCCATCCTCTTTCACGGTAGCCCAACCCTCACACTCAGGGTTCTGGTCAGTAATGTAATA